TCCACCACGCACCGAGGACGATGACGTTGAACCAGCGATGATCTTGGAGTTGTTCTCTAGCGTGATGCCGCCCTTGTTCCATTCCACGACACCTTGCTGCATCCAAATCGGCAGGTATTCGTAAGCAAACTGTAGGCGGCCCAGAATTTCGCGACCTTGCGCAGCCTTGTGGGCTAGGACAGCGATGGAATAGTCAGGCGTGAAGAGAACGTGCCAGAGCATGAGCGCTACGATGGCGGATGTATTGTGTGTCGGAATCAGAGTTGGGCCGCAGAGAAACAAATGGTTCTCATTGCTCACTTGAATACATTTTACAGGAACACTATCCGCTTCTTCAATTTTGTGGATATACAATTTTTGGTTTTTAGGATGTGTTGCTGGAACATGGCGTTCAGCTTTCCTTGATAGTTTGAATGGATTTTCAAATGAGCAAAATCTCACAATGAAATAGGTTTCTCCATTCACGTGTTTAGAAGTTTTTCTAGACTTGATTCCCATTGAAGACAATAGAGTTCTGAATTGATCAATTATCGTCTCGGACTTTTGGTAAAATTCTGTTTTCCCTTTCTTGTCACAACTACCGTCAGAATCCATCAACCCCCGAACAAAATCAATTTTTTGAGAAAATGGGGCAAATAGAATTTCTGTTGGGATATGTTTGTTGTTTAGAAGGTTGAGTTCAACCAATTCAGGACGAAGATCAACACAGTTGAAATAACAGACATTTGAATTTCTGACATCTCTGTGTTCACCAGAAAGTGTCCCAAGAAATGGCTTATAGAATTCGAAATCATCAACGTGTGCTGTGATACGGGCTGATTTAGAATCACCATCTCCAAGCCACAAACCAACCCTGTAGGGGTTCCATTTAACTGGTTTGTTGGTGTCTATGGCCTTTGTGAAACGGATGAAAATCTTGTGACGCTTCGTTCCTTCGAGGCTTCGTTGGACATATGGGATCAGTTCCTTGGTGGTAAGAACTTTGAATTTCTTCGTCCCCTTCCAATTTTCAGACCCAACTTCCCACAAGTGATCCTCGTCGGCCAGCACGGTGTCACCATTGTCAAATGTGATGAGATGTACTTTGTGATTGTACATGACTTCTGTTACAAATTTGACAACAGTTTCCTTTCCATCAGCACCATACACAATCGAACCAACATTAATGTCTTTCAGTGGGACAAACCCATGTGGTGTCAGGATTGGTGTTTCAATATCAAGCGCCTTTCCCGCTTGACGGGCCATCTTACAAATGGTGAAACGATTCGTGCACGATGTGTGGATGATCTCTTCCTGATAGTCGAAGAGTTCGAAGTTCACCAACCCCTTGTCTAGGTTGACGATCTTCATGTACTTTTTGGTGAAGTACACAGGATCGATGGCGCACTTCGCCAGTTCAATTTGCATTTCCGGTGTGAATTCTGTTTTCACACCGGGGCGCTTTAGATTCGGGTTGCCTCTATAGCGTTCCCATTTTCCCAGTTCTTGATTTTCGAGTTCACTCGGATCAAAGTCCTCATCATCATACCACTGGAAATCTTCATTCAGTTGTGGGGCTAACATTCTCTTGCAGAGCCTTTTCTTGTTGTTTTCTTATCATCGCAAGAAGATCGGTCGTGGTCATAACGAGAGTCTGATTGACGACCTGAGGACCTGACTGAGAAGGCGAACCGCCCTTTCCAGCATCACGACGCTTCTTATCGACTTCCATCAAAGCCTTGTTGGCCGCTATCGCCGCACTTATCGTTGACGCCGCAGCAGAATAGGAATCAGGAGCCGCAATTTGCTTTGCGACCATGGCAGCATCCTCCGCCAAATCCTTTGCAGTCTTGGCCAGATCGCGGATGTTTTCTTCTGCTTCGTCATAGACATTTTTAGTATTCGCAGCGACTACTTCGCCTTGTATACTATTGTCAGGTGTTGGCAACTGGCCACTCATCGTATACCTCAATAATGCCGTAGTCATCGTCGGCTTCAATATTAGTTATAGGAACTGAGTTGTTTGCATCTGTTGTTGGTTGTCCATTTGCAGTGAGACCGGGACGGATAGTAATGAGACCAGTGATAGGAGTATTTCCGATATCGCTCTCCTGAATTTCTTCCCCAAACGGTCCTGATGGAACGTAAAGCTCGTCATAGATGATCTTGATTGGCTTCACATTTTGCGTCACAACACCAAAGAACTGTGCTCGCATCGTGAAGGAAAGTGTCCACACGATCAGCCGATTATCGGAAATGTTTCCGTCGTATGTGTCCTCTACCGAGATGTCATTTAGAGTCATCGGAATGTCGAATGTGTTTGGCATTCCGGGAATGAGTTTCATCGATACGGTCAAGGTTGGATTGAAGAACGCAAGCACTTGTTCAAGGATTTTGTTTCCGTCTTCGGTGTTCTTCGTGATGATGTTCAGATCAAGAATGATGTTCCATGGTGACGGAGCATACACCGTATCCTTTCCGCCAGTAGCAGACGGAACACAAAAACGAGTTGTGGCCGGTAGACGACGTTCTGGGTCTGAAACGATCCCACGAATATCAAACGCCATGCGAGGATAGATCGCCGCCACAGGACGTTTTGTAGAGTCTGACATCAAGTCACCATCTTGATCTTCGTGATCTACAAATTCTTGTTTAGCAAACCAGTGGTGCTTTGGTGCATACGTGATCGGCACACGCATCTCTTGCACCTTCGCCCCAGTTGCATCTTCACGCTGAATATAGATTTTGGAGAAGATGTAGGTGAATGCCTGCATGTACTTTTTGATGGCGGCATTGTAGAAATATGGTCTGTCCAGCATTACGAACCCCCAAGAAGCGGATTAGGCCCAATGGAGAAGAAATCCTCGATGCTATCGATGTTCTCTTCATTTTGCGCTGACGGGTCTTGTTGTTCAACAAAGTCGGTAGCCACAGGATCGACTTGTCGCTCAATGTCTTGCGAATAGCGGTCTTCAATACTATCCACTTCAGGAACACCGGTGTCGAACTGCTCGTGAGTGTATTCAAACACTTCACAGATGAGAGAATAGACGTACAGACGCCCGTGTTGGTAGAACGGAAACTCTTGTTCCACGAGCTTGATCTCGTAGAGGCCGCCAGTTGTCGGGAAATAGATTAGGTCGCCTTCGCGGGCCTGACGAATGCCTTCTGGTTGGCCTATTTCTTGTTCGAAACGACGCATGGCCATGGAAAAGGTAATTCGGTCACGAACCTCGTAGCCACCAAACTTCGAATAAAGCTGACCCATAGAATCGAACTGCTGTACGTGGGCTTCTATGAGGTAGTGCTTGGTAAAGCGAGAAAGCATGTCTTCATCATAGACAGGACCAACCTTGATCGCAGTGCGAGGAAGGTAGTATACGTCCGATCCGTACATTTGAATGCACTCGATGATTAGGTCTTCTAGGAGACCCTGTTCTTCGGTGTCGTCTGTCGTGTTGAAGAACGGATTTGTTGCCAAGGTTATTAAATCTCCTTGGCGTATTTAGAAATACGTCCGAGCACCCATCCTTCTCCGGGACTTTCTTTACATCTTTTGTTTGACTCTCCGTTATTCCACCAACGAAGATCATGAAGATACGGCTTAGGAATACCTTTTTGACGTTGAGATTGGGCTAATGAGGCAGCTTCTTTTGCGCCCGGTTTTGCCCATCGTTTCTTTGATGCTTCCGAATAAATTTTCGATAATTCTTCGGAACCTCTTGGAATAACAATTTTGCGATTTTCAGGAGGAGATTTAATTTTCCATCCCTCTATGATAGCAAGTCTCCTTTTCTCTTTTTGATCTGTTGTTCTTGTGTTTTTCCTGAGCTTCATGCCTTCTAAATATTTTTTTCGAACATCATCTCTCCACATGGCTTCCTTGGTTTTTTCTGAGACAAACCGAACAATGTTTTCCCTATTTTCTTTAACACACCAGTGACCAAAATGGTGCTTAGATGCATTATAGTAACGAATTTTTAGTTCATGATTTGAGATCATAGACAACCAACGAAATTCCTCTTCTAGCAAATCCGTTCGGTTAGTTTTGACTCTGGCAATGATACGGCGTTTGAAATTATGTGGTCTTCTTCTATACGCATCCCGCATTCTATTTGAGGAACAAATATATCCATCATCCTCTGTTCCCCAATGACATCCGATGTAGTACATTTTCCGCCAGTTATCGTACCAAATATAAACAAACCCATATTTTTGCATTTACTAGTCTCCTTGTGTGAGTACTTAGTAAAACGAGTGTCTCACCCCACGATAAATCCAGTCGTCAACGAGTAGGAATTGATCATCTCGTCTTCCAACTTGTTTCGTTCTGCCACGGCATCATTGAGAATCTTCTCACCATTGAATTGGACGCCACCCATTAGATTTTGCCCAACGAACTTTGTAAGGTTGTTGCCCCACTGTTCCTTGATTAGGCATGTCGCATAGCGTTGAAGCCAGCGGTCATTCCAAACGTCTGGGTAGGTTTCTGGGTCGAGAACTCGCCAGCATGACACGATGATGTAGTAGCCGGTC